TTCTGATTCTGATTCTGATTCTGATTCTGATTCTGATTCTGATTCTGATTCTGATTCTGATTCTGATTCTGATTCTGATTCTGATTCAGATACTTCATATATTTCAGATTCATATAATTCTGATTCTGATTCTGATTCTGATTCTGATATATTTTCTGATATATTTTCTGCAATATCAAGATCGCCTTTAATATCAGATTTTCCAGATCCTGAATTTTCTGTTTTAAAATCTTGCATAAGTATATTATAAAATTCAGGATCAGTTTGTTTAAGTTCTTCTAAACTTTCTTTTGTGAATCCTTGTGGTATGTTTTCTGTCAATTTTTAATACTCCTTACAAAGTCCTCTAATGCTGAAAATAAATATTTTTCAATATCTTGACTAGTCCACAAGTTGATATAATTTCCTCTAAATGAATTTTCCATAGCTTTGTCTAAATAATCACTTACACAAAAACCACAACCAAAAATATTAAACTTTGCAGATTCTGCTTTTATCAAAACTTTCTTAACTTCTAATAATGCTCTTTGGTAAGATACTGTATAACTAGAAGGAGATCCATCAGTTAAAACCAACAAAGTTTTATTTTTATGGGATTCTTCAAATTTGTTAATCAAATAGTGAATAGCTTTGTCAGTAGGTGTAGTTCCTAAAGGAGTAATTAAATCACAATCCTCGACTTTTTCGATCTCATGAATTAATAAAAGATCTTCCGTTGTAGGATCTCCATTGTCTTTTAAGTTATCATAATCATAATAACAATCACCCGCATAGCAGAAAACCCTTAATTCTATTTTTGGGATATTTTCAGCACTAGTCATTAAATCAGCAACTAAATTTCTAACAGTATCAATTTTAAAACCGTTCATTGATCCGCTAACGTCAATTAATAAAATAACTAAACCGCTTTGTTGAATCAAAGTTTTTCTAAAAACTTTCAAATTTGTTTTATTTGCTTTAAAATCTACAACATGAGGAATATGAAGATCACCAACATTGGATCTTAAAAATTTAGGATCTCCTTTTAATTCCTCTAAAACCTGATCAAAATCATTTATTCTTTTTTGGTTAATTTCATAACGATTTTCAGGATTAACATATCTTCTAACATAATCAGCTGATACTTCATTTAACACATAGCGATCAAAAGATCCTAATGCTGATTTGTTATTTTGAATTTCTACCATGCTAGAATTACCAATGCTTTGTTTATAAATCTTTTTTATCCGTGGACTTAGAAAAAAAACGCAATTTTTTTTTCAATTTTCCTTGATCGGAATTTTTGACCAAACTTTATAGAGGATCTTTACTACTTATAAATCTTTTTTATCTCCCAAATTTGGGAATTTTTTAAAAATTATATGAAAAAAATTATATGAAAAATTAAAACTTGAAAAAAATAAAAAATAAAAAAATATTTTAAAAAATATATGGATTTTTTAAGTCCAAATATTTTCTAAAATAAATCGATCGCTTGGTTCTTTTTTGTCAAAAGGCATTAATCGACTTTGCAAAGCAGGTGTTAAATCCCCTTGACCATAACCAATATTTCCAGATCCTGCGATTAGCATTTTACAACCTTCATTAAGGGATAAATTGCCGATTTCAGTATCTAGAGATTTTATTGAATCCGTGGCACTATGCATTGAAATCATTGTTGCTTCATTAGAAGAATTAATTTCTTCTTGACTATTCAAAACAATTCCGATCATATTTGCAAACATGAAACTTAATCCCATGTTGATCATTTTGTATTGGACTTTTTGACCGTTGAAGCTTTGCTTAAAGTAGTTGTCTTGCGGATCTGCTGAATAATTACAACTAGTTCTCACATAGGGGCATGATTCTTCATAACACCATTGGGCTAACATAGAACTTTTGCCAATTCCTGCCACGCCTGTAATGAATAGAGATTCATTCAAAAGCATTGAAGCAGTGATCATATCTCTTTCACCTTCTAGCCATGTGTATTTTGGATCCTTTTTTGGAATTGCCAATTCTGGATTTAAGCAAATTGGATCAATATCTGGGAATTGTGTTAAAATGTCAGCTTTAGACATTAAAACCATGTTTGGATTTGACTTTTTAACAAAGTTCAAAAATTCTCCTTTTTGTGGTAGATCTAACCATGTTTTTTTGCTTTCTGGATTTGGGAAAAATTGTTTTACCAATTCTGAAACGAATTTAGAATCAGATTCTTTTTTGTTGAATCTTGCCGGAATCGTTTCTAAAAGGGTTTTTTCTGGAATGTATCCAAAGTAATCTGCTAATTGTTTACCTTCACGAGTGTAAAAACTAACTAACTTGTTACAGTTATTCATTTTTTGCTCTTTGTGTAGTTGTCTAACGAATTTTAGCAAATTCTCTAAAAATTCTTTTTTTGTATCCTCAAAAGATTTACTGCCATTTTGGGAAATTTGGGCGGGGTTTGTGGATAATCCACTTTGATAGATAAGAAAATTTTTGATAATACTTTGTCTAGTTTGACAATTTTTCAAAGATTTTCCTATATTCAATCGTTGTATCATAGTATTGAAATTTTCTTCAATTCCACGAATAACAACCATATCATATAATTCAGCTAAAACGCTGTATTGTGATTTTTTGGTTTCTGGTGTGTAACCTTTAGAAACTAAATAATCACTAACATTTTTCATACTGAATTTTTGTATGTTTTGTGATTGACTCATATCAAATTAATTATATATCTAGTTAATATATATTTCTTAGATCCATTTTGTGCCTAAATAAAATATATCAGGCGTGAATTTTTGATCCAATTCGGGGATAATTTTAAAATTATATTATTTTCATATAATTAAAAATTCTAAAGTTCACAAAAGAAAAAAGCGATCTATTTCATAATATAATTTTGTTAGGAATGTTAAGTTAAAGCCATTTATAAATCTTCAAAGCATGGATCAGATTATCGATTTTTTTGATTTTATTATAATTATTTTTTAAATTTTGTGCCTAGAAGTTTTAACCCCTTGTTTTGTTGATATATAATTCTTTTGTATTTTTTTTAAGGATTTGATCGCTTTTAGAGCATAATTTAACCATGAATACCATGCTTAATTCAATAAAAGTAGTATTACTTAATTTTATTATAAATCATTTAGTGAGACTAAATTTTCACGCCTACAGATTTATAATTATTTTTTGGGAATTTTTGCAAAAAATAAGATAAGAAAAAAAGAAAAAATAAAGTCTAAATTTTAGACTCAATTTGTTTTACTAAATATTCGCAAAAATCCATATATTGATCAAAGGTAAAACGATCAATTAATGCAATTTCTGCTTTTGTGTATTTTTGCATAATCTCTATTTGTAAAATATATCATAATACAATATATTGATTATAATTGATTTTTGGGGTAAAAATAATTGATAAAATACCACTAAGAAAAACATAAAAATTTAGAATAAACTATTATAGAAATATGATACATAATATAAACCGTTGATTTATAATAAAATTAAAGCTCATGATCTAAAATATATCAAAAATATTGACAAAATGGTTTAACAAAATTTACCTCTAGGATCGGGCAAATACACCCTTAATAAAGGTTTGTAAATCTAAAATCTGTTACGCCTAATCCATGCGATCTAGGATCAGCCAAAAAATGATTATAAATATGTTTTGTATTTCTAAAAAAATCTATTTGATAGGAATGTTATGTTAAAGGGTAATTTAAACCCTAAATTTTTTGCAAAAACAATCCCAAAAAAAATTATATCTAGTGCCAATATATATCACTAGTTCTAAATCTAGTGTTAAAATATATCACTAGTTCTAAGAAAAAATTTTCATAATGCTACGATCTGCATATTTCGTGCCTGAAAATGTAGACTTTAACAAAAACAGCAAAAAAATATTCAAATAGCATATATACTATTTAAAGCCCTCAATATGGGATCACGCCCAATGCCCTATGATCACCAAAAAAATATCCATACGATCAGGCACAAAACGGTAAAATGCCCAAAATTATATGACATGCGATCGTGCCTATATGACAATGATCGACATAGCGATCACAATATTTCGTGCCTAGCATAGCCTGATCGCATGAAATTTACGATATATCACGCTCAAAATATTTGATCGCACCAAAATTAGGCACGATCGAGCAAATTTCCACGAGCAACACTTATATTGAAGTGCCATTCAGATCCACATATATCCGATTAGGAATAAGGAAAATAGATTTATAAATCAATGTATATATATGAAAAATTATAATTTTCTAGTAAACTTATATATAAATCTATTGGGGGTAATGTTTAAGTAATAAATTAACGTAGCAAAAAAATGTTCGAAAATCCATTTAAAAGGGAGTTCGATCCTAGTATATTAACAGAGAAGATCTTTTCTCATTGTAAAACAGTATATGAATATGACGATTGTTCTAGGTGTCAGTTTCTCACACTAATACTTTTAATAGTACAGTATCATAGCAATAAGTAATGACAACATTTATCGGGCTTTGCCACAAGTGTTATGAATCAAACTGCAAAACTGAACTAATTGAGGGTGCAACATTATGCCTAAAATGCAGGGTGGTCGAAGACTTGAAACATGACTAAGATATACCACACCTGTGACGATTGTAAGGAAATAGTATGTCCACGGTGCGAAACTACCATGAACAAGTTTACCGCCTGTCACATGATCTGTCCGAATTGTGGTAGCCATTTAGATTGTTCTGATAAAGGAAGTTATTGGTAATTTAAGACTTTAATTTATTTTGGTAGACTTTGAGATACTCTTGGCATCGCACAGGTGCTACCAACCCCTTGCTTAATTTAATTTACCCCCATATATAAATGTTTATTTTCCATTTCTTATTTGTAAAACATCCTGTAATCCATACATAACATCTGCATAAAACATTTCATCACGTTCTTTATCAGAGTCTTCCATAGTCATAAGAAAACAATCCCCTGTATTTGCATTAGGTACATCAGGACTTTTAGAAGTATTATGAAATACTTGGTTTATTTGTTTTCTAGTTATATGTGATTTTTTAGCCATATATATTGCTCCGTATGGGTGATATATTATTGCATGAAAATATTTACCATTAGAACCTGAAAAATATTTATCCTCTAAATCTACCATAAAACTATTTGCATTATGTGGTGTTAAAAACACCCACCATTCTTTATTTTCAAAATAATCATCATATAATTTTTCCATCATCTGTTGTTTATCCATAACATCCATTGGCATATTATAATAAAACTACTAGTGTAATATAACTGTTTCAATCAGGCTCGAAAGAGTTATAACATGGTGTATTATTGGTTAGGCATGGCTGGAGTCAAGGGCGAAAAAAGAGATCAATCGCAATATGAAACACATAATTGGTGTCATAAGTGCAGTATTTGGATAGAGGGTAAGCCACTCAGATGTCCTGATTGTAATCATATAACACGTTCTCATTCTAGATTCAGGACTCATGGCAAAAGACACTATTCTGCCGAAAAACAAGGTAGGTATTAATCCTTTTTCTTATCATAGTATTTTCTGTATGCCTCAGTAGTTTCACAGAACTGACACACATTTGTAAACGAAGGTCTTCCGCATTTTTCACATTGGTAGATTTCCCTCAAGTAGTCTTTCCCGCTGAAGGACTTTATAAGACCGCCTATAAAATTTCGAATTGATTCAATCATAATGAATATCTATGAACATAGTATATAGAGTTTACATAACCTTTATATATTAGGTATCATTATATATCATAGGTATATACCATTCCGGAATAGGTTGGTAAAGAACGTAGATACGTCATACCAGCCGAAGACTATTTTTTAATCAGAGCCATCGAAAACAACGTGGTTCTTTCTACATAATATTTTACTATTATTTTCCCGAGCATAGATTACGGTACTGGAATTAACAAGTAACCCCGCCACTTCTCTACAACTCTTACAGTTTTCATCCATGATATGTCAAAGTCAATACGTTATATAAATGTAACAAAAAAGAAAAAAAGGGGTTATTCCCTATTGTACCAACTATTTTCTTCAAGCATTTCCTGTAATACAGGTTGTGCTATTTGTTCCTCTAGTTGTTTGTGTTCAGCAGTTGCATATCTCCAATTCTCTTGCAAGTATTTTTGATACTGTGTATTTGCATCTGAGTAATATGTTATGTAGCCTTTAGGATTAACATTGGTCTTTCCCTCGTACTCATATACATCTTCACAACCCATTTGGACTTTGTGTGTGTCAGCAAACAAATGAGAATTACATATTGGATCTAAGTCATATCTATCTGAATTTTTTGTATATAATTCAAAGTCGATTGCTTGTTGTCCTTCCCATACTGCGAGATGGTCAATGTTGCCTATGCCCATAGCATCTGCTCTAGCAAAGTTGCCATCAGCTTCTGATAACACATAATGCTCCAATGTATTTTGTGCTTGACATTCTTGGATAGCCATCAAAAGATCTCCTATTTGTCCTTTAATCTCTATGTTGTTGTATTTACCGTAAGTAAATTCAGAGATAACAAATGAAGTTCTGTCTTGGACAGCTGCACTATTACCAAGCCCACGTTGACATTCAGAGAGTTGTTTTAACAATCTAAGATGTGTTGCTTCTGTTGCATCTGCTTCACCCCGATATAATTTTAATTGAAGTTTCTCAATTAATTTTTCTTCAGGAGTTCTGTTATCTACAAACTCAACAACTTCTGGAACTGCTGTGAGTTTTTCTAACTCTGCTTCATATTGTTCCTCAGTTAATACATCTTGAAATAATTCAAGTTCCTCAACTGTCAATGGGTTGATTACACCTTCCCAAGTACATTGATAGATTGTGTCAGATTCTAGCCAACAAGATTGACCATGATAGTCAAATGGCACTTGAACTGTTGATTCTTCTGCGTATGCAAAAGTTACACCTATTGCTAGAAATGCAACTAATGCTAATGCTTTTGTCGTCATTGGATAGTGAGATATGTTTTGGTATTATAAACCTTTCCCAAAAAAGGGGTAAGAATTAAAAAAAATAAAAATATAGTATTTATATAAATCTATCTATTAGCCTGAAGGACAGGCACTCCAAGAGCAACTCATACAAGTGTGACAGCCACCGGAATTAACTACCATTCCGCCATCTTCGCATTGTGGACATTCCATAATACAGTAGTAACAGATTCACACAATATAAACTTTGCAAAAAGACTTTGCCAAAATTAACTTTATAACATACTGTTTTAAATTCTCAATGACCTTTAGAGAGTCAGAGAGTTCATGCGTGTTGGAGATATAAACTCTTTAACACATTTCCCCTCTTGGTTGAAATACATCAAGAGGGATATATTATATAAATATATATGTGGGTATATTTTATATGATATATTATTGCAATACTATCTTGAATATATTCTCAATGACTTTGAGTATCTGAAGTCTTAGGTTTAATACCTCTATATTAGAATCTGATTCTATTACAACTGTGGTTTCATTTGAAGTTGCATTAATCTGTTCCAATCTTTCCAACTCTGCACACCATTCTGGATCATTGTCACAGTACGGAATTGGTGGTGGTATTACCATAAGATCATTGTAAGTTGTCATGTCAGTTGGCTCATCCACAGTTTCAGCATAAACAGGTGGTGCAGTTGGTTGAACTATTGGATCAAATGTATCACTTGTTCCATTTGATATTGAAATAAAACTAGGAGTAGGTGGTACATAAACGGGGGTAGGTTTTTCTATTGTAATTGTACTAATACTATCATTCATTACATCTTGAACATAGTAAGTATCTGCAAAGAATTTATCTGCTGGTAATTGAACTGTTACTGATCCCCCTGCTGGTGCTACTGCATCAAACCATCCATGACTAACCATGTTAATGTTTGATGTTCCGTTAGTGTTGTAAAGTGTAAAATTACCCCCCTCTAACAAGGTAATGTTAAAGGGATAATCATAAACATCAACATGACTTGGTGCTTCGGCATAAGCAGTTAATACAAAAGGTACTAATGCTAATATGATTATTATGGGTTTCATATTACATTAATATATCTTTAGTAATATAAATCTATCTAAAAAAGAAAAAAATGGAATCAACTAAAACAATCGTTGATACCACAGGTAGGACATTGTTTGCATAAATGAACTAGTGTATCACAGTTGATACACGGGCTTGTGTCCGCAGAAGACATAATATTAATATAGTTCTCATCATATATAAATTTTTGTGGTGTGTGCAAATACGCCAATTCCGCCAAAACCGGCAGGATAACTTGTGGCTCTCACGCCACTATTTAATCTTCATTATTTTCTTCTTGCTCTTGTTCCTTTTGCCATTCTATTTCGGCTTTATGCATTACTTCTAATTTCTTTCGTAATTCTACATCATCTTCACTCATTTCTTTACTCCCAAAGTAGTCACTCATTATACTTAGCATACGGGATAAGTTCTTAGCAGTAAATTCTACATAACTCATATTTGTGGTTTAAAATTATAGTATATAAACTAAATTATCAATCTTCTGCCTGTTTTTTCTTTCTTGGCTTTCTCTTTGTAATTTTTTTGATCTTATCTAATTTACCCTCACTTGTTGTAACATCTATGCCTACGTCTTCTAATTGGGGTGATGCATTATATTCAGAAATTACCTGATTAAAATCTCCTGACTCTATAATTAATTTAATTGAACGTGAGTCTAATACTATGTAAGGACATTGATCCAATAGCATTTGTAAACCGTCTTCTAATATGGTATTCCTTAATCCCATATATAAACTAATTTATAGTGTTATTTAAATATTCATATCTTCTTCGTACTACTACTGGATTTTTAATTCTATATTTTAAACGTGCTTTTCTTCTAATTTCTTCTCTATTTTTTTCACTATATTTTAAAGAATATATTCTATGTTCATTTCTACGTTTTAATAATTTACATTGATCACAATACTTTCTACTCATTGTTCCTCTACCTACACCCATTTCCCCCTCATACTCAAATAATTTCTTACAACTTATACAGCCTCTAGTTATCATTTCTTTTTAGTTCCTATACAATTCCAGCCTAAATTACAATTAGTGCATAATAAAACAATATCTAAGAAATATACATCAGGGTATCCCTCATCTTCTCTTTCAGAAGATTCTGCTTTTTCAGTTGATGAACCACATGAAGGACAGTAATTCATAGTTCAACCTGACATTCTTTGCACTTTAAATTTCCAAAATGATTATCTGCATTACATTTTGGGCAGGTTAGTCGTTTAGTCATATTATGATAAGTTTAAATATCTGCCTACATATTAATGTTTATGGCTTTAAAAGATCCACATGAAGATCAATGGAGAAAACTGTTTGAATTATATACCCAAAAATCTACTTCAAAAGGGGATATATATGATAGACGAGCAGAATCGTGTAGGGCATTATTAGACAGATATTGCTAAATTTAAATACACCGATACACTTATAAAGATACCATGATTTCAAATGACGAATTTCACCGTTCAATAACTGAACAAATTAACAATATATTTAGAGTTATGAATAAACTTCATACTGAAACTTCAGAAGAAATAGAAGAATTAAAGAAAGAAGTCAATGATTTGAAATCCTCATACAATAGTCATGTGGCAGTTTCAGATGCAATAAAGGACATAAAGACCAAAGCCAAAATGTCACAAAAGCAAAAAATTGCTATAGTCTTCGGTGTAGTTCCAATAATTTTAACAATATATACATTATTTATGAATCGTTAATAACCCAATCATTTAAAACCCAAAACACCTGTTCAACAAACCATTCTTCCTGTTCAAAATTTGATATTGTACTCAATCCACACATTGATAGTGCTTGATGAAGACTTTCTTCAACAGAGGTATTAATCAAATCATCTTCACTAATATGATGATGTAATGTTACCCATGTTTGTCTAGATTCTTCATAACATACTCCCTTTTCGTCAGAATCTTCCCGATTTATGAATCTGAAATTCTGCGGCTTCCATTTTTTCATAAAAAACAAAGGATTTACAATAATTTAAAGATTATAACTCACGACTATGATCATGATCATACTATACTTATATACTATGAGCCTAAAAACTATGATCATATACTCATATAAAGTATGATCATATAGTCATATTTTAAAAAATTTAAAATATTTAGCTCATTAAATTAATTTTTTAAGCGATTCGTCTAATATAAGTCTTATGTAGATACTTTTCTCTTTTTGTGATAAAATATGATCATGATCATGATCATAGGAGTCTTTATAACAAAGTCTATCTTAATATTTTCATGGTAATAATCAACCCGCATATTAAAAAACAGTTAAAAGATTTAAAAAAAATACCTTACAACTCAATCAAAAGTGCATCAGCAGTAATTGTAGATATGCCAATAGGTCAGATGAAATCACATGACTTGGCTAGAGCATTATATGTAACAACAAATGCGTTTACTGAACTTACACACAAACAACAGGTTATAGTTAAAGTGATTAAACAATCTCAAGAAGATATTAAGGATATTATTGAAAATGAGTCATTAACAAAAGAAGAATTAATTTCTGAGATTAGGAAGATTGTTCTCGATCCGGCTGATGAAACACATTCTTCAGAGGTCGAGTCTTCTCAGGAAAAGGAATAGCAACACCTTTCCTTGCAATATAATAAGTTCCTTTCATATTTCGTTTTCCATGATATGCACCAATGGCATAATTATAATCACAATCAAATTGTTCAACTATTATTCCATCAGAAATTGTATATACAGTAGCAGTTGCCATAGAGTTAAATAGGGTTTGTGATATTAAAGAATTGTGGACATTACAAAGTTAAAAGGAATAGGAGAAGGTACAGCAAAAAAATTTGAAAAGCATGGTATTACTACAGTAGAACAATTATTTGTTATTCCGCCACCCAAAGTTGCAGAAATGTTAGGTATAGATAATACTTCTGCTATGGAATTATTTAAGAAAGCAAGAGATAAGTATGACGATTCACCCGTATTTCAATCAGGTCTAGATGCTAAAAAAGAAGATGATGTTTTGGAAAAAATTTCAACTGGCACAAAAGCATTGGACAAATTATTTACAGGTGGAATAGAGTGTGGTGCTACAACTGAAATCTATGGAGAGTTTGGTTGTGGCAAAACACAATTCTGCCACACTATGGCAGTAAGAGTTCAGTTACCAAAAGACAAAGGCGGACTTGATGGAAAATGTGTTTGGATAGATTCAGAGGGAACATTTGAGCCAACAAGAATAGAAACTATTGCAGAGTCTTTAGAATTAGATGCTACTGAAACACTTGAAAATATAATAAGAGCAAAAGCATATAATTCAGCAGATCAATATTTAATTTTACAAGAACTTGAGAAACTATTAGTTGAAGATAAAGATATAAAATTAATTGTAATTGATAGTGCAACAGGTTTGTTTAGACAGGACTTTAGTGGCAGAGGTATGCTATCTGAAAGACAAAAGTATATGGATGAGTTTTTGACTATGGCTTCCAACATGGCTAACTTTCATAATATAGCAATTATATGGACTAATCAAGTAATGATTAATCCCGGAGTTTTCTATGGAGACCCTGTAACAGCAATCGGGGGAACAGTTCTTGCACACAAGTCTACATACAGGGTATATTTCAAAAAGTCAGGTGCATACAGAATGGGTAAAATGGTAGATAGTCCTAAACATGGTCAAATTGAAGTAATGTTTGGTCTAAGTGAAGCAGGTGTAGTTGATCAGGAAGTTGCAGAGGAATTAGAAAAGAAACGTAAGGCAGATAAGGCAAAAGCAAAGAAAGCAGAAAAAGAATCAGAAAAAGAAGCAACTGTTATATAAGGTATGCTAAAGATTATATACAATGAAATGTGAAGTTTGTAAAAAAGGTGACCTAATACATACTGATTATGTCTACGAAGGGAAAGATTTGTTAGTGTGTAGTAACGAAGATTGTCAGGAAGAATATGTTTAAAATCTTTAAATAGTTTGACACACTTTGGTACAATATGGGCTTTTTTGGCAGAATTAGGGATAATATAGATCCAAGAAACTACCGTGTGGTAGAAAAAGACGACTATAATCGTGTTACACAAGACCATTATGACATGAGAAAAGCCATAAATGATGAGTATTTACACTCAAATTCTAGATCTAGTACACCATATCCATTTCTAGATACACCTGATGGAAGTAAAATTCCAATGTGGCGTATGGCTCCAAATAGAATGTATGAATTAGCAGATTATGTAGGCGATTTAAGAGCAGTTATTGAAACTATACAGAGAGAAATGTTTAGAAACGGTTTGCAAGTATTACCAAGATTTGAACACAAATGTCTTGTTTGTTTAAAAGAATATGAACAAAAACCATTAAAAGACTATGTTCCAATTAATGAATTATCCAATAGAGGTAAAAAAGAGAAGTTACAATGTAGTGCTTGTGGTAATGATAATCCTCGTAAATGGGCAAAACCAGATCCAAAAAATAGACAGGTATTACAAACACTTTTAGATAAACGAGTAAATAACAACCAGCAATCTCTTAAAATTGTTGCAAGACAGGCAGAAAGAGATTTAGATATTATAGATGGTTGTTATATCTTAGTGTCAAGACAATGGGCTATAAAGACATTACAAACACCTGATCCAGAAACAGGTGCAACAAAAGAAGCAATTACTAGTATAAATGAAAGTAAGATAGATGAAATTATCAGAATACACCCTATTCAATGCAGTATAATTGCAAGTGATGAAGCAACTTTGGGAGTCGGTGCAGATGGTAAACCACGATATATATGCCCACAATATGATCATAGAGATAAAATATTAGAAACACCTGTTTGTCCTAAATGTGGTTGTAAATGCTTTAATGCTTTCTTAGAAACCAATAGTGTTCCTTACGGTATTCCACTTAGTAGTCCTAAAAAGATGTATTATACACAAAAGGAAATAGTTTGGATTCCGGGAAAATATTATCCAGATGTATTATATGGAAACTCTCCAATTCAATCAGTATGGAAAAAAGTTCTATCACTTATGTTCCAAGATGAATATATGTGGAAATACTTTGACAAAGATAGACCACCAAAATCATTACTTGTAATGGGAAGTAGAAATGCTGAATCAGTACAATCATTCATGGAAAAACAACGTCAAGGTGCAAGACAAGATCCATATATGCCAAGACCAATTCTTCTTAATACGGAAAACGTAGGTCAATCACTTGAATATATTGACCTTACACCAAACTTTAAAGAGTTAGAATTAAGCGATCTTAGAAAAGAATTAAGACAGATTATCTCAACTGTATATGGTGTTCAACCTTTGTTCTATGGTGAACAGGCTAAAGCAGGTTTAGGAAACGAGGCACTTCAAGTAACACTTACAAACAGAACTATCAAATGGTTCCAAAGATTCTTGAATGAAAATTTCTTTAATGAGATTACTGATATAATGGAAATATATGATTGGAAAATTGAATTAGTAACAAGTGAAGAAATTGATGAACTCAGAGAAGAACAAGTTAGAGGACAGAAGATTGATAACACCGTTAAATTATATGGAATGGGCTTTGATGTAGCATTTGACGGTGAGAACAACATTATAATATCTCAATTCCCAAATCCTGAAAAACAACAAGCCATGATGGGTGGCGGAGTAGGTCAAAATGAGGGAGAAGGAAATAATGATAAAACTAAATCATCTGCACCAAAAGCAGAAGGAGAAGCACAGAAATTTGACGGAGAGCCAAAGATTGCAAGACCAAGTGATGAAGGTGGAACGGGTGATGGAAGCCCTGCAAGTGGAACGGGAACAACATTAAGTAACAAAGGTATGACTAAAAAACAATGGGATAAGTTTCTAAAAACTTTAGAAGAATGAACGAAGATAGTGAATTAGCAAAAAATGTTATATCGTATATGTCTAATATGCCTCATTTAACCGCTTATGATATTGTAAAACATTTTGAATCTCTTGGTGTATCGCCTGAGAAAGTCTTATATATATTAAGAGAATTGAATAATTAAAATGGGAGATTCAGATAAACGATTTGGGTGGGTAAAAGATGGCTTAGATGCTAAAGACAGAATACAAAAAAATGATTTAAAAGAACGTGCAGGTAAAGAAAATCAACATACAAAAAATCTAAGAGAAAGAGTTCAGGAAGATGAACATACTAGAATTAATAATTATAGTGAGGGATATTGTTATGGTTGTAGTAAAGTAGACAAAGTTATATCAACTCTGATATATATGTGCGGGGAATGTATGGAAAAACGTGGAACAGAGGGATTAATGTGTTTGCTTACAAAGAAACATAATTATGAATTATGTGACATACACGCAGGATGGGAATTTGATGATGTATGGCAGATCAACTGTTCAATGTGTGACTCTTGTATGAGAAGATTACATAAAGTACATCAAGCTTATCGTAAAAAAGGGGGTAGAAAAAATGCACCTGATGAGATTATGAAAAGAAAATACTATGCAAGAAATCCCGGAGAAGAAATTGGTAATGGAATAACTAGAGATCAAACTAGAGATCAATCATTCAGATTGGGCTAATTCTTTTTCTTTTTGCTCTATTGCTAACTCTAATTCTGCAATTCTATTTAATTGTTCAGCAGTTGATGGCTCATCATATCCGTCTTCCCAATGAAATTTAATCTTTTGTGTGTTATAATCTATGATTAAATGCATTGTATTATTACCAAAATCATAATACCATTCACCCATTAATGACATTCTTTTTGCAGGTAATTCTGTTCCATAATATATGCATTTTTTAGCAAATACAGGTTTACTCCACGGTAATATTGACTTTCTTACCTCAACTCTTTTATCTTTAGGGTTGTAAAAAAAGTTAGTTCTTGTTACATGAGTTGGTTCTTTTTTAAATCTAGTAGTGTTTGTAGTGCCTACTCCCGGATGTATATGCACATAACGCTTCTGTAAATTAACATTATCTTGCATATATTGCATATCAGTATAGAACCAAAATGAACGATTTTCGGGTATATCTATTGATTTTACCTCTAATCTACTATTAATTGAGCCTGAAAATGGATTTCTTTTATTAAATGTATAGACATTATCATAAACATAAAAGTCCATTATTTATATACAACAACACCTTTATATAATCGTTTCTTTGCCCTTTTAATATGACAACGTTAGCAAAACAAGATGTTGCAATATTAGTAGTTGCACTTTCCCTGTTATCAGCAATAGTATTTGTTGGATGGGGAGCAGTAAAAGGACTAGTATTTGATGCATCAGTTCAAATGTCAGCCGAGCAATATGGAACAATCTTTACCTTTGTATTTGGTATTTTGATTGGTTCAGCATTAACATATTTAGGTATTCGTGCAGGACAAAACGGTTCTACTACCACACCACAGGCGTAGACCAACCCAATTTTTATATACTATTAACTTTTTTTATATACTATGACAGAATATGTTGAATTTCCTGATTTCATCACAAAGGGAATTACAGTTGATACAGCAGATGAACGTAGAATATTCAAAGGTCATATAACTGCTGAAATCATAGATAGACAACAAGAGTTTATTTTTGTCAAAGAAGTTATGAAAATTATGGAAGCATTTATGGAAGTAAATCCAGTTATATCAGATTATCATAGTAATAGAATGGTAGGTAAGGTATTAAGTTATGAACAATCAGAATACAAAGGTGTAGCAACTGTACTAATTACAGGCGAAGTGTATAAAAAAGACGGTATTACATTATATGACAAAGTTTGGGATAAGGTTGTAAAAGGAGAATATTCAGGACTATCTATGGGCGGTGCAAGTAAAGAAAGAGAACCAATTCAAAAAGATGGCAAAATGGCACTAGAATTAAGAAAATTAGAGTTATATGAAATCGCATTATGTGATACACCAGCAAACCCATTTGCAGTAGTAGAATCTGTAAACAAATTTGCTAAAGCAAATGGAATAGAAAAAATGGTAAAAGAATTTAATGGCAGAGAACAGATAAGATGTACTAGTTTAGGTTGTAAATTTGAGAAATTTGACGTAGATCAGTTTATGGATAAATCAAATGGATCAAATATTAACACAGATGTTGATATTGATAATCATCAGTATAGTTGTGATGATGATTCAAATATATGTAAATCATGTGGTAAATCTAAAGAAGAACATGGAATAGAACAATTTGACAAACCAGAAGAAGTGGAAAAATTAAACAATCAAAGTTTAGTTAATAGAGCTGCTGAAACAAGAGCAGATAATGTAGGGGAAGCCACAGGAAGTCCAAAAGAAACAAATGATTTAATTAACAGTATTCCAAAAGTACCTGCTAAAGTTAAAAAAGACCATATACCAAGCACACCTGAAAGTGTAGAAGAAGAAGCAAGAGAGAAAAACAAGAAAATAGAAAAAGATCAACCAATAGGTGATATAAACGCTAAAGGAGAGTTCCCAATGCAACCAAGACAAAAACCAAATACAATGACAGATTCAAACGACAATGTAAATAAATTTGAAGCTCCAAGTTCATTAGCAGGTGCTAAAAAACAATCAAAAGTAGAAGGCAATATGGTGCATGAGGTAAGTGAAAGACGAGTAAAAGATGTTACTAAAATTGATACACCTGTTGAATTAATATTAAAATTTGGGGTAAAAAATGTAAAAGAAGCATTAGAAGAAGCAGAAACTATAGAATATTTAAAATCATTACATAAAAAATATAAAAAATAGGTTTATAATTCCTTTCAATTTTAACAATTATATTTATATACTATGAAAAATTTGTAATAATTACAACATGACTACAGAAGAACAAACCACAGAAACACAAGTTTCTGAAGTTCAAAAAGCAGATGAAGACACTTCTGTCACATCTATTCTTGCACAATTAGTTAAAGCACAAGAATCAAGAATCGATTCCTTTGAGAAAAGATTTGATGGTCTTGAAGCTTTAATTAAAGAACACAACAAGAATCCTGTTGATCAAGGTGTAGAGGATGATACTCAAGCTCCGGCTGTATCAAGTCCTAACGATGTCGGTGATCCTGACAAATTAGGAAATACCTATGCACCATCTCCAAAAGATCAAGCTTCTATTGTCCAGCCACAAAAAGGCGAAGAACCAAAAAGCGATGCTCCTAGTTTAACTATGGGTAAAGCCGATGGTGAAGACAAAAAAGAAGAAGATAAAGAGGAAGTTGAGAAAACAGAAGGTCACGATGAAGACAAAAAAGAAGATGTTAAAAAATCTGAAAGTTCTGAATACGAAATTGTAAAGACAGTTAGACCACTTTTGAAATCAAGAGGGGAAGAAGAAGCAGTAATTCCAACAGGATACCAAATCCTTAAAGCTATCTCTAGCGGTTGGAATGGAAAAACTTCAAGTGCAGAAGATGCATTAGTTATAGCATATAACAAACTAGAATCAGGAGAGTTCGGTAACGGACTTCCGGGGGGATACTAAAATGTCTACCTATCTAGGACTACGTTCTATTGATGAACTTGTCAATTATACCTATAACAGAACTCCTGACGAGATTTTAAAAGCAGGTTTCAGTACAACCGATCCCGGTGCAGGTGGCAACTATAACCCACTATTCGGTGCTATGGCATGGGCAAACTTCAATATGGAAGCAAACATATTCGCAGCTCTACCAAAGTACGTTTGGGATTTCTCTGGTTGGCGTATCTTCAAATCCAAAGCTCCAAATCTAGCATCTGTCGCAGGTGCAAGAGATGGATTAGGTGGAACTATTGAAGGTGGAGCCATCGCTGGTGCAATTAAACCAGCAGTTCAAGAGATTACTGTAAAACCAAAGACTCTACAATATGTATTCGAAGCCTCTGAGTTATTGGAACAATTAGTAGACAATTCTAGAGATGATAACTACGGTTCTCTTGCACAACAAAGAGTATATGCTAGTGATCAATTCAAAGAAAGAGTCAATCAAATGCTTACTGCAATTCCTACTGATGTAGTTGCAACCAACGCACTTGAAAGATTAAATCTTGAATCTTTAGATGTCATTGTTGCTTCACACGCTGAACAACAATTCGAAGCACACGCAAATCTTACCGACCTTTATAACCCTTGGAAGGGTGCTAACGGTGCAGGTGTAGATAGAAATGCAGGTGCAGGTACTTGGGATTCCACGGTAAAATCACCTTCAGGTACAATCGGTACAGCAGATGTATTAACAGATGCAGTATTGAGAGATACACTTGCAGATATTAGAATTGCCGCAGGAAAAGAGCCAACTGTAATGATTGGTGGACAGGACACATACTCCGAAGTTCAATCAATCTACATGAACGCTTACCGTATCCAAAACACAGCCGACTTAAGAACAGAATTTAGTGTTGGTGTCAACGGTGTTGATACCTTTACTGGAACAGGTGCAGGATTACATATATCCACAATATATGGACTTCCATTCATTCCTTCAAAGGATACCACCCAATCAGCAGAGGGATCAGTAGATGACTTATTCATCTTAAACACTAGTGCAGATAAAAATGCTCCAAACAAACCATTGTTAGGTATGCAAATACTCAAACCAATTGTTTATTACGAAGCAGGAAAACGACAACAAGGTTATCCATTCATTAACGAAGCTTTCACAGATAGAGCTTTGTATAATATGCTTGGTGAAACAACTTGTAGAAACTTCAAAGCACAAGCCAAGATTAGAGATATTGCTTCAGGAATCTAGATAAAACAACAAACCTTTTTTTTATTTTTTATTTAATTTCAAAAAATTTTCTATATGGAATAAGAATTATATATCAATATATAATAATATTTATATGTTAGTAATTTAAAAAAATGACAATATGGCAGTAACTATTACAACAAACGCCAAATATCAGCATTTAAATGCCGATAGATCCCACACCATTAAACCGGGTGGAGTTGGTGTAGAAAAAGAGATGGTTTGTGATATTGCAATTACTGGAACAGGAAGCTTTGCAAGTGGTTTAGTTACTTGTGATTTTACACAAGTAGGCTTTAGACAAGTTTATTCATGTATTATTGAACAAACTAATGACTTTGCATTGAATACTTATCAGTTCGTAGAGGCAACTGGATCAGATGCCGCTACTGCAAAAATCAATGGTAGAGTAAGAACCACAAGTGCAAATGTAGCTGCAAATACTACTTGTACTATGACCGTCATTATTCGTGGTGTATAAGGGAAACCTTATATAACACCTTTTTTATATCTAATCAATGGCACGAAATGCTCGTAAATTAGTAACTGCTGATGGCGTAGTAGTAAATAGAGCAGGTAAATTAAAATCTGTAATACCAGCAACAACAGGAACAGGTAGCGTTATATTTTATAATGGTGCAAATAATTCTGCACCAGAAATATATAGACTTGTAGCAGGAACAGGGGTTCATGTTAATTTAGACCTAAATTTTACAAAACTTTATGCTGACGTTACAGGCACTCTAAGTCTTAATGTGCTTTACGAATAATTTAAATAACATTAACTCAAGGCTTATATATGGTTAGAACACCTACCTATTGCACAGTTACTAATATATCTGATTGGATTAGAATACCTATTAACCCTAATACTGATCCAAATACTTCAATGGTAGAAGAATATATAATGGATAATGAGGATAGAATTGACAGATTAACAGGTCATACATGGCTTTCAGAAAAACAAGTAACAGAGGAATTTAGTGTAAACAAATTATATGATTGGGGTAGAGGTATGCCTTTGTTTCCAAGAAAAAGAAATCTTAAAACATTTGATTCCACAAAAGGGGATAAGTTTGAGATTTGGGATGGTGGTCAATGGTCAGATCAAACACCAACAAGTACAGGTGAAAATGAAGATCAAATTATATATTTTCAAGAAATTAAGGGTATAATATATTTGAGAGGATACCTGTTTACAATACTTAGAACTAATAGATTTAGAGTAACTTACAGATATGGGGGAGATAATGAGGGTATTAAAGACGTTGCAGAACCAATACCAAGAGATATTCAAAAAGCCTGTAAATTAATGACTTGTCTTGATATATTGTCAACTGATTTCCAAATGTCACAAATTGCTTATGGTGGGGAAGGTAATATTGATAAGCAGAAAGTAATGGACAGATGGCAAAAAGAAATTGATGAAATAATATGGAGTAGAAGCGAAATAATTTCTACATGGTGATATGTCAGCAGTAACTAATACTTCAACTGTATCTACAACAGAAAACCAATATGAAAGATTTCGTATGCAGAAAGATTTATCTGTATCTTTAATTAAAAATATTAAAAAAGTATTAAGAGATAAAGATATTAATTTTACAGAAGATCTTGCAAATTCATTTGAAATTGTAATGATGACATCTTCTACTGAACCTAATGTTGGTACTACTTCTGTTGCAACTAGTAATCTATATGCAAACTTAGTTGATAAGGGAATGAGAGCAGGTAAATGGGTTAATTATGATGCATTATATGATTGGGTAAGTGTAAAATTAGCCGCTAGAGTGGGTTTAAATGAAAAAGATTTTGCAGATGTAACATGGAAAATAATGAAAAAAATACAAAATGAAGGTATAGATCCTACTCATTTTGCTAAAAAGGCAATTAAAATGGTTATTGGAAAACATGGAATTGCAGGTACTAAGAGAACATACAAACGTAAAAGTAAAACAAAAATGGGTAAATATATGAAAAAGTTCATGAGCCTTGTTAAAAATACTAAAAAAGTAATTAAGAAAATGAGAAGAACAATTAAAAAAATATTCAAAATGAGAAAAATAAAAGTAGGATTAAAACAAATTAATAAATACGGGGTAAAATCATTAAATGCTATGGAGAAATATAAATGACAGATGGAATGGCAGGACTCCCATTTGCAAATGATATTATAGATTATCTTAAAAGTAACTGGACAAGTTCAGGTGGAAAAGCACCAATATTTACTACAAAATGGAAAAAGAAAGCAGTAGGTGTAGGTGCAAGAGTCTATGATGAAGTCATTGTTGAACTTGATACAGAAGATCCTAAAATATACAGTATGATCACAAACATAGGTTCAGATGGCAAATTTAATTATGATTGGTTGCATGATGTATCAATTACCTTAGATATTTATTCAAGTGTAAGTGAGGCTAGAGTTCTACAATTAGTAGATGAAATTCTTAAAATATTAAAAAATAACGTTGTGACTACAATAAATAATCGTGAATATATACAGATTTTGCCGGGTAATGTTGTGTCATTAAATGAAGATTTCAGGAATATATTTAGATATAATATAGATGTAGATGCCATGCGATTCAATCCGTAAGGAATATTTAAATATGTTGGTTTTTATATTCAAACATGGCAGCTTCTAGTGCTTCTAGTGCATACGCAGAATATACTTATGAATCATCATTTGGGGGTGGCGGAAGTGCAAATACACCACTACAATTTGGAAAAGAAGTTAAAGTTACAGGTTTAGAATTTAAAAATAATCAGATGGCATTAGGTCAATTATACTCACCAGAAGTAGAATCATTTGCGTATGGTAGAAATGACGGTAAATGTTCCGTTGATTTTGTGGTAAGTAATCCGTGGTTCTTTGAATCAATTTTAGGTACTTGTGCATCAGCAGTTTCATCAGGAAGTCTTTATTCTCATACTTGGAACAGTAGTCCAAGTAGTGATTCAACTATGAGAGATATAAATTCTATGGCAGTAAAACTTGGTTTTGATGTAGAAACAGATTATAAAAGAACAGCAGTAGGTGTTGTTTGTCCTTCCCTATCTTTAAAAATGGCATTAAATGATACAGTTAAAGCAACTCAAGAATTAGTTTGGGGTGAAGAAACAGTAAATCAAACTTTTTCAAATCCACAAGGAACTGCATTAGCAGGTGCAATTCCATATTCATTTGTTCATGCAAGTATCACTAACCCACTTACAGGAAGTACACTTGCAACAGTTCAATCATTTGATTTGAATATTAACTCAAATGCAGAATTAATTTATCAAATGGGAGATGCTGGTAGTGCAGATGCTTACAGAAAAATTTTAGAAATGACAGGTAAGGTACAAATAGTTTTAAAATCCTCTGCATTTTTGGAAGAAGTTTATAGTAGATCAGGTACAGCACATGACTTAGTTGTTACATTATCAAATGGATTAACCGGAACTGCATTAAGAAATATTGTTATGACTTTTACTGGATGTAGTTTTTCAGCAAACAATGTTAGTGGAATGGAACCCGGAGAATTGCTTTTGGAAGATGTTGATTTCCAATGTAAACACGTTACAGTTGTAGCAAAGAACCAAGCAAGTACATTACCAAGTTAAATAGTATTCTAGAAACGCTTATATAGATATGTTAAATATATAACACTATGTCAGAAGATTTATCCACAGTTGATTTTGATTGTAAAATTATGGGTAAAGATACAACTTTAAAAATTAAGACAGATTTGACTTGGGGAGAAACTCAAGACCTTTTATCAAGATCAGTAACAATGACAGAAACAGGTGCAAAAGATTTTCAATTTAATACATTTTGTGATATATTATTAACAAAAACCATAGTATCTGGTTTGCCATTTCCACCAACTAACATGGTGAAAATGAAAAATTTACCAATGAGTGAAGTTAGTGTTATCTTAGGAGAGATTATGAGAATTATCCCTTTAGAGAACTATTTCAACAATCTGGGCATGAGTCAGGAACTCACGCCCAAAACATAAGTGGTAAAATATACGGTTATTGTGCATTGGTATTTGGGTGGGATAAGTTTCAGGTAGATAAACTACCTGCAAAATATGTTATGGATACAATATTTATAAGTATGCAAATGATGAAGGATGTTATGAGTGGTGTTAGAATGAGATGAGTAGCAATACATATACATTAAAAATAGACATAGATGACAGTAAAATTAGAGAATTAGAAAAACGCCTAATGGCAATTATGGGGGGTACAACTGCTGGTTTATCAGGAGTTAAAGATGCAGCTACAGGAAATACTGACAAAGGTAAGTTAATGCAAAATATATCAAAACTTGGTGTTATTGCTATCGGGGTAGGAAGCCTTGTAGGATTAGTTTCAAAAATATCTGGAATGATGGTAGACTCATCTCCAATGTTAAAAGGTATGTTAAAATTATTAAATTATTCAATTATGTTGATATTAAGACCTATTGGTGACTTCTTTGGATTTTTCCTAAGACCTATTGTTATATACTTTTTGAGAAGCGTTGCATTACCTTGGTATAAACAAATGCGACCTGTAATGCAAGCTCTAGGATCATGGCTTGGGGTAGACTTTTTGAAAAGACAAAGTGAAATAGATTCAATAGGCGGTAAAGCAGTTTGGGAAGAAGGATTTACACATTCAGATGGAATGAAAAACTTAGAAAAATATCTATTAAACATAGGAAGTATGTTTTCAATTTTTGATGATGGTAGTCAATATGAAAATACAAAAGAAGGAATAGCAGCTTTGAAAGGTGCATTCACTGCAATAAATGGATTTACAATTCCCCCTCTTGATACTACAGGCATAGATACATGGGTTGCAAATAACTTATCGATAGATAATTTTCCAACTCTTAACCTAGATAATATTCAAGTTAAGATAGATAGTGCTATAAGTGCTATTGGAGAATTTGATTTTAGTGAAATATTTGATACACTTGAAACAAAGTTTGGAAAAATATTTGAAGATTTATGGAATTTAATATCTAGTATATTCCCGTGGATTCCAGAAGCAGGTGCAGAATCAACACCAACACCAGAACCAACACCTGTAATGAATCCTTATTGGTCAGATTCAATGAATGAAGCAGTTAATAAAACTAATAAAAATCAACCAGAAGAAGATCCAATTACATCATTTGGAAATTGGATTCAAGGCGGTATTAATGAAATGTTAAAAGGCTGGGGTATTCAATAAATGGGTACTATAATATTTAAAAAATATTGGGAAAATGAAACAGGTGTAACTCCACTTGTTCATTGGACATATACATTACCTAATTTTAGAAGTTTATCTTATGATATGAACACACCTGTATCTCCAATGCCAATGCCTGAAGAAGATGCATCTGAAAATATACTTGTAAAAATTGAGGGTAACAGTTCAGCATTAACAATTAATTGGGTAATAAAAGATGAGAGTTCAGGTACAGTAACACAAACAAGTACAGGTGGAACAGTAACTAATTATCCTTCTTCTACAATTAGAGAGCAAGTTAGTTTCTTTAAAGATTCATTTAGACCTACAAGTGTATCATCTGCTTATGAATTAATAATTAGACTTGATGATTCAGATCCAAGTAAAGACATAGTATTTCCCGGCACATTTTCAGGGTTTAATTTTAACATGAGTTCACCTAGTTTACTTACATTTAACGCAACAGCAAAATTCATGGAAGGATCAGTAGCCGCATTATATGAAGTTGATACTTCCTCTGCACCAAGAAATTTGACATTGACTAGTCCATCATCAGGAAGAATAGATACTAATTGGGATGCTCCAAGTGATCCCGGAGCTTCTTCGATCACCGATTATAAGATATATTATAGAAAATGGAACGCTAATCAGAATTGGTCTACTACAAATGTTGGAAGTAACACAACATCAAAAAGTGATATATCAGGTTCAACTAATTTACCAGCAGGTACTTATGAGGTTTATGTTGAAGCATTTACTACTGGATTAGGACTTGGTAGACCATCATTTACTGAACACATAAATGTAAGTTAGGAGTATTTGAATAATGCCTTTAGCCAAAACCATTGTAACTGAAACAGGTTCTAGTCCACCTGTCCACACTTATTATCCCTTATCTGCAATAATGAAACAACAGGGAACTAAAAAACCAGATACTTTGGAAGTAATTTTACCAATACAAAATGAAGTGGATGAAAATTATGAAATTTCATATATACAGGATGTAGTGAATACTGAATATTTATCAGCAGTATATCCAATGCAATTATCATGTTTAGATGAGGGTGGATATAATCAAGATCCAACTGATCCCGCAGAGTCTAGATTTGTCAAAGTAGACATTGATAAATTCAAAGGACATTATGCACTTCAATTTACCGCAGATGGTCAGAAAGTAGAAGTTCCAAGTGCTAAAACAAACAAGATAGATCTTTCAAAACAATTTGATATTAATATATGGTTTACACCAGATATAACACAACTTCAAGATGGTAGTGATGAGCCTATTTTATGGTCATTTAGAAACGGGGTAGGTCTTGATATAGGAATTGCAGGTACTAATGGTAATAACTCATCATGGAGAGTATTTTTGAGAGTAGACAAAGGAAGTCTAATAGATGTATATACAGGAAGTAGTGAACTAATAATGAATACAGTAACAGATCAATCTACAACAAGAAATTTACCATGTCATATAAGAGTTAAAAGAGGTTCAGATAACTTATTAAAAGCATTTGTCAACGGTGTAGAAGATATATCCCAAACTGTAACACAAGACCTACAACCATCTGGAACTGCTATGGTATTTGGTGATACTGAAGATTCAACAGATGATGAATATAAAGGACTAATCCATGAAGTTAAAGTCTATTGTGGTTCTACTCTATCAGATGTTGATGCAACTAAAGTAAGAGTAACAAAGCCAATAGTTCAATATATGAAATTTAATGGTAGAATTGTAAAAGTTACTGACAAAATGGCAGCTAAAAGAGTTATATGTGAAAGCAATTCATATAATCTAACTAAAGCAAAATTGGGTACTTCATATAGTGGAACATTAACAAAACATGATTTATCATCAGCATCATTTAAAACAATAGCCCAATCTGCAATTAACAATTCAAGTGTCACTAGTGGAACATTTACTGTTAGAAATAAAGACAACTTTATATCTGTTCCAACTTCAACTGCATTACAAGGTTATATATATGAAATTGGTTCAGTTGTTGAGTTTTTGCAGATTTTATTGTTGTTTAGTGAATGTATAATGTATTATACACCTAGAAAAAATGTAATTATAGAAACAAATGCAGGTCATACTACAGGATATTTGAAGGATCTAAATGCAAGTAATCAATATCTTTTTACATTTGATCAAAATTCAACAACAAATCCTTACAATATAACTACTAGTGAAGTAGATGACTCAAAAGTAATTAATGAAGTTATTCTTGTGGGTAGAGGAAATGTAACTGATAAAAGAAATATTACTCCTACTGATGGAATAAGAAGAACGTTAAGAAAAGTGGTAAAACAACTTGATAATCAAATAGATATAACAGATTTAGGATATAAATTTCTTACAGATTTAGGTGGTTTTGGTGGATCAGCTGATAAATTAGGTAAAGGAAAACAAAAATATGTAATAAAATCATCTGCACCAATTCATCATCTTAGGTTTAATCACAAAGTAAAAGTTAAACGTAGAAATGGCAATAACTCTAATGTGTCAGGTGTAACTGATAAAGACTTGGATGAAAATATCATTGTAACTCAAGTTAAATGGAATTATCCAAGTGGAACTACTACAATAAATGTAGGAGAATATGATATTGATTTCTATGAAGATATGGTAAAAATAGGAAAATCATCAGATAATCTTACCGATGCTAATCTGAATTAATTTTATTTTTTAATTTTTGTTAGTTGTTTTCTAAATTCTGCCCATTCAACCATGTTAGGAACTCTAAGGTTTTCCTCTATTTGTTCCAGTAACTTATTTGTTTTAATCAAATTTTCATTTATAGTGTCTAGTTTATCTTCTACAATCTTAAACATATAAATAGTTGATCCTCTACTAATAAATAAATGTTTAGTCATGTAAAACATAAAATTGATAGACCATTTGTAGAAACAGCACATACGGAAGAAGGTCATTTTTATAAAACAGAATCAGGTAAAACTTATCC